GTACCATGCCTCTGCTTCGGATTTGTTTTCGGAGTCCACTGTATAGGTCGTATTTAATTGTTGAATCAACGCCTCTAAAACACGAATTAATTCATTAAAGTTCTGAGCTTGATACTCAGGTGTCGGATCAGGGAATCTTTGTAAAGTTAATTTAGCCATTCTTCATCCTCCTTTGGCACTCCATTTTTAACATAAAGTTTTAATTGTTTCTCTTCATCTGAAATTAGAGAATCTATAACTGTATAGTATAGCACATTGTGAGTTTCATTATGTAATGTCACTTCTTCTTCTAATTTTAGATTTTGTCTAATCCATTCTTTGGGATGCTTGATAATAAGATGGAGTAATCCAGGGGTTAAAGTTATATGTGATTTAGGTTTCATTCGAATATATTTTTGATCATCATAAAAAGCATGTATATTCTCATAGTTTGTTTTTTGATAAGGTTTAGATTTCCAATTATTTAATACTTCAAGTGGGCTCATTAGGTTATATTATAAGTTCAGTTTCAAAATTTCTACAAAAATCAATTATAAAAGAGGGTAATTCAATATTATAACTATTTTTTGTAATAGATTTGGTGTTAATTTTATGAAGATTTTTAAAATAATTAAAAATATTATCGTCATATTTAAGGCCATTTACAGAAAATTGATTAAAATTTTTAAATTTGTGATTAAAAGATTTAAGATTTAAAAAAGTGTAAATTTTATTTATTTCTTTTTTTGGATCATTAATAAAATTTTCATAGTCTAATAAAATGTAGTTTTTTTTATTTAAAATTTTCATACCATTTGAAACAGCTAAAACACTATTAAGTAGTATATTATTTGGATTCATTATATCTTCGTATATTTCTTTAATAGGTCTTTGATCTTTGTTTTGCATAGATAAATTTATAAATGACTTAACAATTTCTATTAAGTTTCTTTTTAAAAAAATAAACTTGTAGTTTTGATAATCATAATATTCAAAATTCTTTGGGGTTGTAGCTGGGCTTCTATCTATTATAATTTTTTGTTTCCAATCTTGATAATAATTATTAATAATTTTTTTAGAAACATTGTGAATTGATTCATAGTCTGGAAAATTCATAAACATGTCAGTGTTTTTTGTTTGATTTATTCTGTGAAGTAATTCAAATACTATAGAGTTCGCAGTGCAAACAATATTTTTATTTTGATTAAGAATTGAGCCTATAACCGTGTTACCTGATCGAGGTAAAGAAACTAAAAAACAGATTTGTTTCAAACTTACTTATCTTCTACCGTCTGGTTGTATATCAAAACGCATGGTGCCTAAACGCCAAGCTGTGCCTGTTGTATTAGATACAATATTCGCTGTGAACTGCCTTCCTCTTCCTCGTAAGTCTACTTTCTCTGTCCCTGATGTAAAGCTAGTGGATTTGGTTACTGCATTCGCATCATTGGGATATCGTAAAAATTCAAAGTCTAAATTGAGTGTACCACTTTGATTTTGAACATCGGGAATTAATTTAGAGACAAAAGAGAAATCATCTCCTTGTCCTATTTGAACAGCACCTGATTTAAGGTAAGCATTGATTGCTTGACCGTCAGCATCATTGCCTTGTTCGTGCAAATAAATTTGTGTGGCTCCTGAAGTTAAACCTAAAATTGTTTCATTGTTGGCAGTTGTATTACCTAGGTATTGTGTGGCAATAGGATTATCATAAGTTTCTCGATCAATCCAAGATGTACGAGCCAAGGTTCCTGTCCACCAAGTACCCTCTTGGTAATTATAAGCAACAATTGCATTGATTTGATCCGAACCAGTTCTAGCATAAAACCAAAGAATTTCATTGAACTCACCATTGTGACCTGCAAAAGTATTCTCCGAAGCTGTTTGATTCAAATTGTTAAAGACAAATTGTTCTACGGTACAGGGTAGTTTTTTCACCGAACCATCAAACAAATAGAAAGAATCTTTTGACATCCAAAAGCTATTACCATTTAAATCAATGCTTGCATGCTGACCAATAATTCCACAATTTTGACCGAGTTGTCGTAGACCGAAAGTAAAAGGAGGACCAATAAATTGTAAAGAGTGAAGAGAAGTATCTGTCCATACTAGCGTTTGACCTCTCGAGCGTTCAGCAGCGATGATCCGTGATCCATCGGCAATCCTTAGTGAACCAGCAGTATTCTCTGCGGTGGGAGTATAATTGTTAATATCTTCTTGATCCGAGAATCGAAGAAATAAATCATCTTGTTTTGCAGGATCACCTATAATGGTTTCTGTTCCAAATAAAATTAGATGTCGGTCAGGGGAAGAAACTAAACTTAATCGTGATCTTGTAGGAGCATTGGCTACAATCGCAGCTCTTGTTCCTGTACCAGCAGAGGTATCCCAACGATAAGTGCCACCGTTTAATTGAGTGGCAATCAAGTCCTCACCGAAGTTATCGAGTGACCATTGTCTTGCCTCTAAGGTTACGTTAGAAACTGTGGAAGGTTCTCCCCAACCGCCTAAACCATATCCATCGGTTCCCCAACCATAAGCAGCAGTTGAAAAGCTAGGACCAGGATTAATTTGATAAGCTGCATTACCTGCACCTCCACCTCCTGCGGTTGAACCACTAGCAGTTGATGTATGAGTCACTGTATAAGCCGAAGTGTTAACAACGGAAGTCACTTCAAATTCTTGATTCATATCGAGTCCATCAATGGTGGAAAAAGAATCAAAGGTCACAAAGCTACCTTGTTCACAGCCATGACCTGCATCGGTGACTAAAACAGTGGCTGTGCCATTCGTGGTAAAAGGATCCGTTAAAGCTTCGGTAGCTCGAATAGGGGTGATATCAAAAATTAACCCTTCTTCATAAACGTATAATTTTCTATCCGTGCCAAAGGCATCATATCTTGTGCCATCTAAAGAAATCCAAGCATGTTGATCTCTTACCACACCGACAATTGTGGTATCAACAAACTTGTCCCAACCTTTGATTTTTTGAGGAAGGCCATTAAAAAAGCGTACATTATCGGAGTCAACCCATTGTCCTTGGCCCGTATAATCGGTAACTTCTTTATTAATGCCTGGTTTTATTGTAAAATTTGTAAGTGGCATGAGAGTAATATAGACCAAATAATATTAAAAATCATCTTTATTTATGTGGCACAATATTAAAAGCTATTGATATTCTTTTATGATTTTTATTACCACAGGCTAATACCTTATGAGGGCTTAACCCATCAAAAAAAATAACATCTTTATCTTGTGGAATAAAAGGTACTTTTTTATTTATAATAGTTGGAACTAAGTGTTCAAAAACTATAGGAGCTTTATCACAGCAAACTTTATGGTAATACACCGCAGAAATTGTATTTTTATCATGAATATGAGAATAATTAAAATCAGTTCCTCTATTTATATTAACCCAAAAATCAATTTTAAAAGAATTTCCTTCTAAAAGGATCTTAGAACATTCTTCTATAAAAATTAATATTTCTTTAAATCCATAATCAACAAAATTGCTTTGATATCCTGTATTAGATTTAGACCTACCTACATCATATTGTGTAAGTAATTTAATGTCTTTTGTAATAGAAGAAGTATCTCCTTCAAATCTTGTTTTAAAATAATTTTGTTTATGAGTTATTACTTCTTCAAAATTAATTGTCATCTTTTTTAGCAAATAAAGAGCCAACATGACCTTTAAAAGCTCGATTTCCAAAGTGTGTTAAAGGTGATGCAATGTCAGCCCAGATATCTCCACCACACTCTTGCCACAATCGGGAGAAATAATAGTCTTCCGAAAGGTATCTTTTCTTTCCTGGACTTGTTTCATAAATACCTGCACAAAATAAATCATAACAGTTATTAGAACTAAAGTGTTTGCCATTGATAATTTGATCGGATTGATATTTACGTTCAGGAAATTTTTTCATCATGGTGCGAAAAACTTCTCTTTTGACGAGCATCATTCCCGTTGCTGCTTCCTGTACCTTACAAAAACCACTATCTACAGTAACATTATTTGGATTATCAAAATTAAGATTATATCCTAATGTTTTTACTTCTATATCATCACCTGTTGCGTTAGGATTATCTTTTAATATTTGAGGTATTTTTTCAAAATGAATATGTTTTCTTGGATAAATACCACAGACTACATCTTTATCAAAACAAAGCATGCGTTCTATGTTTTGAGCTTGAAAGCCAATATCGGAGTCAATAAACAATAAGTGAGTGGCTACATAGTCGGTAGCATCCATCATCATGGATACAATGGTATTTCTTGCTCTGGTAATGAGGCTTTCATTACCCATTGATTGCATTCGTAATCCTACACCACGAGCCATGGACCATTGTTGTAATTGCAATAAACCGTGCATCGTGTTTTCAGTTAACATTCCACCGTACATCGGCATTCCTAAAAATATTTTATAATTTTTATCTTTTAGTTCTTCGGGTTTAATCATTATATACGTATACTCCTTCTTTTTTTGTAAATGTATACCATCCTGTGATAATATACTTTTCTTCTTTTGATATTTGACCACGGTGCATGTGAGTAAAATCAGTTGGCCAAATAAGTGTCAAACCTTTCTTTGCAGGGGAAGTTAATTTTTGATAATAAAATTCTGTTCCTCCATTTTCAACATCATTGAGATAAGTCATAAAGACTAAAATTCTATTAGAAAAATAAAGAGAGCTTCTTTCACAATGCCATTTTTTGTATCCTCCATTGGAGGGATAATATTGTAAGTTATAATCATCATTAATATTAAATTCCGCATTTTGTAAATGACAAAATTTGTATTTTTTCAAATAGAGCTCTAAAACTTTTTGAAGGTGTATTCTATATTGCCCAATTAAATGATCAGGTTCTAGTATATCTTTACTAATAGCTATGTCATAGCTATCCTTTACATTTTTATCAATAACCCTTTTTCCATTTAAACTAGAATGACCGGGTTGAAAAAAATTTTTTTCTTTTTTAGCAAGATCAACAATTTCGTTACAAAGTTTTTTAGGTATATACCAACCTCCTATAAAACTTTCAAAAGGAAACTTATGTTCTTTCATTTAATTTTTTTTAAAATTAGAAGGTAATCCTAAATGATCTCTTGTATCGAATTTATTTTTTTCTCCGAAAGGACCATTCTTATCATTGTAATGTAAAAAAACTTGACCACAGTCATATCCTTGAAAAGGCTCTCTCCAGTGCTCTAAAAATTCACCTTTATAAGCTAATAAATCTCCTGGTTTTAAATCTACTTTTATACCTTCTTGTCCCTCATTACCTGTAGGGTCTAAAAAAATTGGCCAAGAATCTCCTCCTAAATTAATTGTACAAGATATTTCACAAGAGGGTCTATCTTTATGTCTGCGAAGAACATCACCATACTTGTAAATTCTTGCATAAGAATATGTTGGAACTAATTCGAGTTCAGTAACATGTTGCATTACAGGCATGACTCTGAGGAGTAAAGTTTCCATAGCTAGATCCGCATAATTAGAGTAAGTGTTAGGTATTTGAGGATCCTTCCAATGTCCCCATGTTTCTTCAAAAGGTGAGATAAATTTTTTATCAAATAAAGTTTTTGCTACTGATCTTTTGTTTTGAAAATAAGAATAAACAAAACTTGCTAAATCTGGAGAAATTGCTTCTCTTATAACAACATAATTATTATCTTGAAAGTGATTTCCCGTTTTTTTCTTTTTCATAATGCTCCTATCTAAATGGTAATCCTCTGCTCCATATAACTAAAGAGTATCTAGTTCCACTTGTTACAGGGGTGACTCTGTGCCAAACAAAAGAAGGAAAGAGGATCAAAGTTCCTTTTTTTCTAGCTACAGGGCATTTTTTAATATTTGATTTATTTGTCTTCAAATTGTTTCTTAAATCAAATTCAAAATCTCCTCCTTCGTAAGAATCTCCATCAGCTAATGCAAGTGTTAGAGATATTTTTCTTACTAAACCATTTTTATCAGGTGTCGGAAAAGCGTCTTGATGCCAACTGTAATGTTGGCTTTTAGAATATTTTGTAAATTGAAAATTCTCTGCATCAACAAGATCAAAATTCCAACCCGCTTTTTCATTGGCCTCTTTTACATAAGGTTCAATAGCGAGCCATATCCAAGGTTCTTGCATCCAAATTACAGAGGAATTTCTTGTTTTCCACAGCTTAGACAAATCTTTTTTCTTTTCAGGAGTTTTTTCCAAACCGCCTATTAAAGCTATTTCGTCTGCTTGTTGATTTCCAAAAGCAACAATGTCATCACAAATACGATGAGGAATTGCATTTTCTACTTGATACCACCAATTTTTTAAATTCATAATTTCAGTTTTATTCTACCTAGGAAATACAAATTTAAAAGAAATAATTATAAGAGGTTGGGAACTTTTATTAGGCAATATTGAGTGTTTTAAATCAGATGAAAACAAAATATATTCCCTTTGTTTTAAGGGAACTGTAAATCGTTGATTCTGTCTAACTATTTGATTGTATTCAAATTGAATATTGGCTTCTCCCTCAACAACAAATAAACCAGAAACATCAGGACTATTATCAATACTTAAATAATCAATATGATTATGAAAATCTACAGATTCATTTGGAAGTAAAAAAATACCAGAAGCCTTAAAGGGTTCAATACGTTTTTTGTGATAAAGATTATAAAAATCATCAAAATATTCATAAAGCCACTTTACATTTATATCCTCAGACAGATTAAGATAATATTTTAAAGGACTATCTATATTTTTGTTTTGAAATTCTCCATAAGAATAATTCTTAATGACATTATTTTTTAAATAAAATAAATCTAATTTTAAAGACTTAGAAACTTTATCTTTAATAAAGAAAGACTCAGATAAAACCTGTTTATCTTTCATCTAACTTAAATAAGTGTCCATTCTAAACTTGATGAGTTCCAACGATATGTGTCTTCGTTATGGGTTCCTTGGAATGTCATAGATTCTTCATTCCATCCATACTCTAGTTCCACATTTTCAGCTACGTTTTGTTCATTCGTTATACTAATTGTTGTTACAGAAGGATAGGGGATAGGTGGTTCCCATCGACACGTGTTTTCATTTAATACCCATGAAGTATGAATTTTAGGAGATATAAAAGCATCTCTTACTGCATCGTAAGTAGATCCAATGCCTGCATAATTTTTACGAAAGGCTTGGGTTTGATCTGTAGACTCATTGCCATCTGCATCATAATGTTTGCCCCCTTTTGTATTATAGGATGTTTTTTTCCAGTGAGGCCAACCAGTTAATTCTGCGAGAAATTGAATTCCAACAGATTCTTGTTCTACATTATTTTCATCTCTACAGTCTTCGTCAGAAACAGTTAAAACTGCCAAAACCACGTTTTCATCAGATAATTTTGCAAAATGTGCCATTATTGAAATTTATACCTTATCACTACTTTACCACTTCCACCAGATCCAGCAGGTAAGGGACCACTTCCCCCTGCACCTCCACCACCAGATCCTGAGTTTGCTGTTCCACTTCCTGCTCCAAGAAAAGGAGCTCCTCCATAGCCACCACCATCAAATGCAGGTTGAAGAGCATCTGCTCCACCACCACTTCCACCTCCACCACCTGTTAGAGGCGACGGTGCTGTAATAGTTCTAGCACTTTGCAAAGCTGCATTACCAGTATTACTTGTTCCTTCTCCACCTTCTCTATTCTCTTGATTAACGGGTCCACCACTACCGATGCCTCCACCACCGCCACCACCTCGTGGACTACTTAATCCTCGACGACCAGGAAAACCTTCAGGTGGAGAAAATGAACCTGAATTACCAGTTCCACCACTTCTTCCTGGATTATTGGGGTAGCCTCTTCCACCACCACCACAACCACCTGGAGAACCACCAATAAAATCATCACCTCCCGCACCGCCACCTGATCCTGTAAGACTTGAAAATGTACTGGGTGTACCAGAAGCTGAAATAGCACCACCACCACCCACACCAATAGGATAAGCAGTTACTGATACAGGAAATCCTCCTGTAGCAGGCTGAGGATGATTAAATCTAACTCCTCCAGATCCACCACCACCACCTGTGTGATTAGGATCTGCACTTCCTCCACCACCACCACCACCTATTACCCAATAGGTGACCGTGGTGGATCCATCAGGATTACCTGCATTTGTAACAGTGAAGGTTCCACTTGAATTAAAAGTATGAAATTTAAAGTCACCATCTGTGGTTATTGTACCACCAGTGGCTGTAACGAATTGTGCGTTTGATTTACCTTGAAGATCGGACATTGAAATAGCACCAGAGGGAACTTCTGCTAATCCACGAACGGGAGCAGAATCCATATTAATTTGTTGAGTAGGTGGATTGCCTAATTCTGCGTTAACATCGGAAAGACCAATTTGACCTGTAGGTGTAGGCATTATTTAGACTCCTTTAATTGTTTTATCTCTTGTTTCATTTCCTTAAAGCCTTCAATTAATAGAGCACATAGTCTGTCATATTTTACAGCTTTTATTCCGTTTGGTCTAGTGCCTACTATCTCAGGTAAAACTTTTTCGACATCTTGTGCAATCACACCAACGTCAGACCTACGAACAAAATACCCATCTTCGCCTCCATTATTATCAATCCAGTCTTGTTTCCAATCAAACAAAACTCCATTCAATTGTTCTATTTTGTCAGAAGCAGAAGGGATATTTTGAATATTTTCTTTTAAAGCTACATCAGAAGAATAAAAAGCAGTGATGTCGTCGGTTGCTCTAATTTGACCTGTGGTAGCAGAAGCGGCTGTTCCAATACCTAAAGAGTTAAATTGAGGATTATCAGAAGTTCCTAAATCTAAACTATCTCTAGCAGTGGATCCTGTTTCTAAAACAAAATTAGCACCATTACCTACAATAAAACCACCGTCTGTAACCGCTAGACCTGCAACATCTTGAAGTTGAGCATCTAATCTTGCGTTAGGAAGGGTACCTGTAGATATTGTACTTGCATTATTTAAAGTCACATTAGCAGATAATCTAGCATCAGCTAAAGTTCCTGATGATATTTCAGAAGCATTAGAAGTACCCAATTCTGCTTTAGCAACATTAGTGCCATCACAATAAATCCACTCATATTTGCCTTGATCTATTTGAACACCTGTACCGCCTGTAGCAGCTACGTCTAAAGTAAAAGATCCTGATGTGTTATTATAAACTAGATAATTATTTTCTTTTTGAGGAACAAAGACAGTAATATTTCCTGTTAATGTTCCATTTAAATCTAAAACTTTATTTGCTGATTCTACAGTCGGATCAGTAGTAGCACTGGTAGTTAAAGTAACATTGGTAGAACCTGCAACAGATTTTGATAAGTATCCTGCTGTAAAAGCATCAACTGTTTGTAAATTGGTATTAGTGTTATTTCCCCAGGTATTGGCATTAGAACCTGTTTCCATTAGTTCAAGAACTAAGCTATTAGAGTACGTTGATGCCATTATTTAGCTCCTTTTAATTCATTGACTTGATTTTGTAAATCTTTGACACATTCGATTAGTAGAGCACACATTCTT